ATGAGCGTCGAACCCGACAACAACGTCTCACCGCGCACGAAGCGCATCGCGCTATACGTCGTCCTCGCGATCGTCGTGTTCGTCCCCGTGTCCTACGGCCTCTCGCAGCTCGCCTGGTAGCTACTGCTCGTCGACCCAGACGACGTCGAAGGTGAGGTCGAAGGCGAACGATCCGACGTTGACGGTGTTCTGCCCGCGGTTCGACTGCCGCACGAACAGCCGGAGTGCGTCGTTCGCGTTCAGCGACACGAGGCGAGAGGCGGTCAGGCCGAGGTTCACGGTGGACCCGGCGTCCGGTGCAGGGATCGAGATGCCGTCACCGGTGATCGTCGCCGTCGTGTCGACGTCGGTCGAGTTGCGGGTGACCTGCAGTTCAGCACCGGCGTAGTCGTCGGAGCGGAAGAACACGTGCGCGGTGACCTGGTAGATCCCGGCGCGCGGGATCCGGAGCACGCCGCCGGACCAATCGAAGCCGCCGACGCGCTTCATGGGTGTCGCGAACGCGGGTGCGGTCAGCTGGGTCCAGGTGTTGCCCTGGATGGTCTGCCCGGCCGACGAGCGGTTCACGATGAACTTGGGCGTGCCGACGAGCGCCTCGACCTTCTTGGTGCGTGCCATGACGGTGGCGAGCTCGTCGCCGCGCTGGTTGAGCGCGGTGTCGATGTCGCGCACGTTCAGAGCGTCGTCGTAGACCACGAGTCCGGCGGCGCCGGCTGCGTCTCCTGTTGCCATGGGTGGCTCCTAGTTGGTGTAGGCGGCGATCGTGCCGGGCACGCTGCCGATGGTCTGGGTGATGGGTGCGTTCCCGATCGAGCCGGGAGGGGTGGTGACAAGTCCCTTGGTGGTGACGGTCATCGTCGCCGCGGCGAGGTCGAACTCGATTGCCTGGACGTAGCCGGTCGCGGTGGGCCGGTGGGGCAGGGACACGACGGCGGACATGCCGGGGCGGGCTGCCCAGTCGGGGCGGCCGACCGTGTCGATCTGCCGCTTCCTGGCGAGGAGCCGGGTGAGGAGGAACTTCGCCTGGCCTGGTCCCGGGTAGGGCGTGTCCGTCTTCTCGAGCACGTAGGGGCGGCTGTACGTCGCAGCCGCCGTCGCGACGTCGGTCGCCATCCTCGCGGCACCGAACACGTCCGTCCACGCGTAGGTGACGATCACGGCGTCGGCGTTCAGCGGAAACCCGTCGTCTCCCTCGTCGAGGACCGAGGACGACTCCTGCCCCCCATACAGCGTCGACCCGTGCTGCATGACAACCTGACCAGGCACCCGGTAGCCGTTGTCGGCGAGCGTGAAGACGCCGAGCTCGTTCTGGAACAGACGCAGCCCGGTCGCCTCGAGGATGGGCCGGAGGAAGTCGTCGGCGACGTCGACCTGCTTCCAGAGGAGCGCGGCAGGGTCACGGTCGATGACAGGCGTCCTGGTTGACGACGACGTGTTCGCGCCAACGTCCCAGGTGTAGAGGTAGCCGGTCGTGCCCGGGACGGTGTCGCCGTTAAACCACGTGATCCAGGAGCTGCCGTCCGTGTCGAGCCCATCGCCCTCGACGGCCATCCACTCGGCGCCGGACACGGTGTACAGGTTCGCGGTCGACGACGCGCGGACGTACAGGGCGACGCTCTCGGTTCCGGGTGGTGCGACGGCAGTGATGCCGACGCGGGCGGAGTTGGTGAACAGGGTCGGCAGGACGCCGATCGACTTCGTGTACGTCTGGATGTTCGCGCCGGCGGCGTTCCGGAAGGCGAGGATCAGGGTGCCGGTGGGCTGGTTGCCGGTGCTCGTGGACTGTGGGAGCACGCTCATCGTGTACTGCTCGCCGCCGGACGCGGGCACGGCGACGGTGTTCCCGATCTGGATCGAGGTCACGCCGGCCCCGCCAGTCGTCTGCGCGCGGGCGGCGTTCTTGCCGAGGGACGTGTCCTGGCTGATGGCGTAGCGCGACGCGGGAGTGGACGATGCAGCCCAGTTGGCGATCGTCGTGACGTTGGGGTCGGGGAAGAGGTTCTGCACCTCCGAGTACGTCGTGAACGGCACGTCGGCAGTGCCGGCGGCGAGCTGCACCACCGTCGTCTTGCCGAGCGCCGTCGACACGACCTTCGCGGCAACGGCACGCACGGACGCCTGGTAGCTCTTCCCGCGCAGGTCGACCGGTGCGGACGGTGCGTAGGTGAGCAGCGGGTACTCGTCGGACACGAGCGTCAGGGTCACCGTGTCGTCACCGGGCGTGAACTCGCGCCCCTGCACCGTGAACCGCATCGTCAGGTTCGCCGGGGCGGCGAGCGTCAGAACGACCGGTGAGCCCCGGTCCGGGTCGAGGAGATCCATGACCGCGGCCGAGGGGCGCCGGACGGTGGTCGCCGCGGTGAGCCACGGACTGTTGCCCTCGTCCATCGTGACGGTCGTCCGGTTGGCGACCGCGTCGAGCGGGTTGCCGGCGACGGCGAGGGTGAAGGTCTGCGCGGTCAGGATCGCCACGTCACACCTCCTGGTACTCGACGCGCACGAGCCAGTAGTCGCGAGTCTCGTCGTCGAGGGTGCGGCTGATCCGACCGTCGACGACGTACGTCATCGCGATCGAGGGCCGCTCCGAGTCCGTGATCGTGAACGTTGACGGCCGCTGGTGCATCGCGAACGCGAACGCGGCCTCATCCTCGTCCTGGTAGACGAGCTCGAACGAGCCCTGCCGCAGCGACGCGGCCTGCAGCGTCACATCGACGCCGCCACCGATGATCGGGTTGACGATGTTCTGCCCGGTCGCTCCCTCACCCCAGCCGTTCACGGTGAGCGGCTGGGTGTTCTCGAACTCGACGTAGCTGCCGGTCGAACCGTCGAAGTAGGGCAGCTCCGCGCTGCCCGTCTCGATCAGGACGTCGTCGATGTAGACGCTCTGCGTCAGGTAGGAGCCGGTGTACGAGTTCGGGTCGTAGAGCCAGATCGAGAGGCCCGTCGACCCAACGAGGGTCCGGTACCGGAACACGATGCGCTGCCACCCGGGCGTCGCCTCTTGCAGCGTGACCGCGTTCGGTCCCTGCGTGCCGGAGTCGGTCACCGACAGCAGGATCGGCTTCGAGAGCGCCTTGGGGATCGAAACCCACAGCGACACCATGTAGTCGGTGTCGTCCTGCAGCCCGGTCACCGAGTGCGCGGCGAACTCCCCCTGCCTTTTCGGCGACTGCCAGCGCACCTGCAGCGACGCTGCGCCGGAGTGTGAGACAGAGGTCGAGCGCACGACGTCAACACCCTGCGAGGTGGCCGGCGTGTTCCCGTCGAAGAACTCCCCCCGGTATCCCTTGCCGGGGACAAGCATCAGCGCCTTGAGGTCGAACCCGTTCGTCGGGTTTTCGCCGGGAGAGATCACCGAAAGGTAGAGGTTCCCCTGGGTAGCGGTGGTGATGTCGACGTAGTAGGTGCCGAAGTCGATGGTGAAGGGGATCTGGACGCCCTGGGGCACCCCGCCGTATACGGCGGTAGTCCCACCCTGAAATGAGCGCCCGACGATCACGAGGGTGTAATCCGTGTTGTTCGCCACGTTCGTGATCACGAAGGACTGGCTCATGCCATTGGTCGTGATGACTCGCATCGAGCCATCGGCCTGCTTCGTTGCCGAGATCGCCGGCTCAACCGAGTAACCCGTCATCCCGTTACGGAATGACGGGTTTGGGATGACGTTTGCGGCGACCTGTGTGCCGTTGGTCACCTTCCTCGACGACGACGCATCCGCCGAACCCGTCCAGGAGTAGCTGGTCGTGGTGCCGCCGGACGCGGACCAGCCGGACGCGTCGACCTCGAACCCGGGGTTGGTATCGCAGTTGCGGCGGACCTCGACCCCGTCGCGAGACAGTGTCGAGACGGACTTCCCTGCCGTGCCGAGCCACGCGTACGTGTTCTGATGGCTGATGAGGTCGGAGGAGACGGTGGAGGGCATCAGGCGACCCGCTTTCCGATGCGCTGGTTGACGATCTGGGTGACAGGGCTGTTGGCGATCCGGCGGTTCGCGTCGTCGAGGGCGGACGTGTCGGCCTGGTAAACGACGGTGGGTCCGGTGACCTTCTGCCCCTTGAGCTTCTTGACGACGTCGTCGACGTCGCTCGTGTCGGCCTGCAGCTTCGAGGTGGGGCCGTCGGCCTTCTCCTTGGACTTCTGGTCGACCTTCTTGTCGACGTCCGACGTGTCCCCCTGCAGCTCCGACGTGGGGCCCTTCGTGCGCTCCTTGCCCTTCTGGGCGGTCTTCGCGTCGACGTCGGTGGTGTCGCCCTCGACCTGGGCGGCGATCTTCCAGCCTGCCTCGATCTGTGCCTTTTGCGCGGGGGTCGCGGTGAGGTACGTCGCGATCTCCTGCGAGAACCCCTCGCCCTGGTTGCGGACGAAGTTCATGATGTCGTCGGGGAGTTCGGCACCGATCGCCTGGATGTTCGACCGGTACTGCTGCGCGGCCTCGATCCGCTTGTTGAGCCCGTCGATGTACTTCTGTGGGTTGGACGCCGCGTTGTCAATGGCCTCGGACGTCGACTCCGCGGCCTCGCCAAGCACCGATGTCATCGTGTCGGCCAGAGACTCGATCGACTCGTTGTAGTCGGCGGTGGCCTGCTGCGCGGCCTTCCACTGCTCGACGGTCTGACCAGCTGCGGACGCGACGTCTCGAAGCGTGTCGTCCGCGAGCTTGTTGACCTTGATGTTCTGGTTGAGGGCGTCCGACACGGCGTCAAGCCGGTCAGCCTGCTCGCTGAACTTCTCCCCGAGAGCCGAGACGCCATTGCCGGCTCCGCGCTGCTCGGCTGCCTGCCGACGGAGTGAGCTGATCTGGTCGTCGAGCGCGTCCTTCTGGCGGCGCATCATCGGTAGCGACTGCTTCGCGATGGCCTCGGCGACGTCGCCGTAGGCCGTCTCACTGCCCTTGAGGTTCTTCTTGAGGTCGGTGAGTGAGATGCCGTAGTCATCTGCGTTCTGCGCCCAGTCCCGGACCGCCGCGTCGACCTCATTGCCGCTCTCCGCGAAGCTGTCGAAGAGGTCCCCGAGCCGGGTGTTCGCGAGATCCTGGATCTTCTGTTCGAACTCGTCGGCGTCTTCACCGGACTGCGACAGGGCGGAGCCGATCAAGCCGACCGCGACGGCGATGCCACCGAAGGCGAGGGACGCCGGACCACCCATCGATGCGAGGCCACCGAAAGTGCCTTGCGCGAGGTCCGTGATGGACTGCATGTCGCCGGTGAACGACGACGTGACCTCGGAGAAGTTGGACAGGGCCTCGTCCTTGAACTCCCCGGTAGCCCCGCCAGCCCCGGCGAAGTCCTCCTTCGACTGCGCCTTGACCTTCGCCGTCTCGGCGCGGATCTTCTCCGCCATCTCCTTGTGCTCGGCGCTGGTCTTGACAGTCTGATCCTGCGCGTCCTTGAGTCCGCGCTCGAGATCCTTCCCTGCGTCCTTGCCAGCATCGCCGAGCTTGTCGAGTGCCCGGTCGGCTTGCTTCGCGCCGTCCTCGATGTCGCCGCCGGCGTCCTTGCCAGCCTTCCCGAGCCGGTCGAGGTCACGTTCCCCGTCACGGAAGTCGAGGCTGTCGCCGAGCTTGTCGCCAGCCTTCGCGAGATCCTGGAGGGCGTCCTGGGCGTCCTCGACGGGCTCGATGACGCCCACCTTGACGCCCTGCTCGAAGAGGCGCGTGTCGGAGCCGATCGCGACGGAGAATCCACCGGGCACGGGTCACCTCACTTCTGGTCGAATGCGTCGTACAGGGTGCGAGCCGCGGTCTGGAACCACAGGGACGCGAACCTGGGGATCGAGTTGCGGGTCGAGGGGAAGACCACGCGGCCATTGGTGTTGCGGGTGGTGAGCTGGCGCTTCGTGTGCCGGGTGGCGGAGTACCGCTTCCCCTTCCGGCTGGTGGTCGTGTACGTCGTCCGAGGGTCACCGTTGCGGCCGAACTCGTAGGCGGCGGCTATGTCAGACGGCTTCGCGCCGCCCGAGAGCGACTTCCCGATGCGCGCCGCCTCGAGGTTCACGTTCTGGTTCGAAACGCGAACGCGGGCCGTCTTCCCGAACAGGCGCTCGTCGACGGTGGTCTGCACCCGTGATCGGACCTCGCCCTGCCAGATCGGCTGAGCGTCGGCCTTCGTGAACTTCCGGATCTGACCCTGTACGTCCTTCGGGACCGTCCGGAGGGCGGACAGCAGCGTGCGGAGCTCGTCAGAGACGAGTACCGAGATCCTGCCGCTGCCCGCCATCGGATCAGACCGTCGTGATCGCGGTGGTCGACGGCGTACCGACGACGCCGAGGGTGACCGTGCCGGTGCCGACGCTGTCGACGGTGCCGCCGATCGCGCCCGGCTGGATGATCACTCGTGCGTACCAGGTCGGACCGCCGGCGACCGGCGCGAACGCCATGATGACGGTCTTGCCGGGGTTGTTCATCAGGTAGTTCGACAGGGAGCCGGTGGTGGCCCAGTCCTGCGCGTAGGCGATGACAACCTGCCAGGTGACGTTCTGCGGAGCGGAGAACGACGATGCGGGCGTCAGCCCCTTCCACGTGACGATCCCGCCCTGCGGCTGGAACTCGACCTGCGAGACGGCGGACTCGTGGTTGTCGGCGTCGACCTTGAGCGTGCTGTTGCTGAGTGCGAACGGCTTCACCGAGATGGCGACCATGACTTACTCCTTCGGGGTGGCGGTGATGATGACCTCGACGGTGATGTCGAAGGCGAGGTAGGTGTCGTTCCAGGTGTTCCGGTCCGCGGAAGACCAGCGGAGGATTGGGAGGCCGTTTTCGTCGCGCACGGAGTCGAGGCCGGCGATGAGGTCGACGATCTCGTCGTCGAGGTTCTTGTCGGCCTGCGACCAGTCGGTGGCGGGGTCGATGACGGTGACTAGGTAGGTGACGAGCTGCGAGCCGAGCGGTGCCTCTTGGAGCCGCTGGATCTTCTGCAGTGTCACGACGACCGTGGGGCCGGTCAGCTCGTCCGGCGTACGTGTGTACGTCCACAGCGTCCACCGGCGGGGCAGCGTCGGCTTGAGCCGGTCTGTGACCCACCTGCGGTACTGCTCGGCGATCTTGCGACGGGGCATCAGCCGAACGCCTTCGTCGCGGTCTTCGGACGCAGCAGCTGCTTCACAGCCCAATCGAGCGGACGCACGTTCACGACGAAGCCACCGACGTCGACCTGCCCGTCGCCGTTCGTCAGCGACGCGTTCCAGGTGTTCCGTGCCTGCATGAGCTGCGCGGATCGGTACCGCTCTGGCACGCTCTCCCCCGCTCTCACGAGCGGCGCGTAGTCAGCGATCTGCTCACGTGCCACGTCGAGCAGGCGGTACAGAGTGCCGTCCAGCTCAGGGGCGCCCGCCCAGTCGATGCGGGCGGTGATCGGGTTGTGCCACTCGTCGTCCGGGCTGACCACGACCAACCAGTCGACGAGGACCCGCTCTCGGCGCTCCCTCGCAACGACGACGAGGTACACAGGGAAGATCCCCTCGGACGGAAGCACCAGCGACCGCCACGAGCCCGTGACGGCCTGCCCGGTCGCCTGTGCCGGCACGGTCTGCTCGCCGACAGACAGCGACAGCGTCACGTCGTCGAAGTCCGCGGCGGGCGGGAGGTCGTAGTCGAAGTCAGCGACCGGGGTGTCGCCTTGGATGAATGCGGCCATCGGTCGCCTCCTCTCGATCAGCCAGGCGAGGGGCCCCCACCCGATGGGGACCCCTCGCGAGGGTCAGGAACCGGCGGTGAAGGGCGTGACCTTGACGATCGCGTCCGCGCGGTTCACCTGGACGCCCAGGTAGCCGAACAGGCCGTGGTCGATACCGCCTCGAGCGATGTCGAGGGCGTCCGCGCGGAGCGGCGACCCGGACAGCTCACGGACCGTGAGGGCCTGCGAGACACCGACGTAGACGTCGGTGCCGGCGACGTCGGCCGAGGGCACCAGGCGGAAGCCGTCGAGGCTGCCGTCCTCACCCTTGACGCCGATCGCGGCCGAGAGGTACGCGAGAGCGTCCTTCGAGGTCGTCTTGCCGATCTGCTTGTAGTAGTCGGTGCCGACGATCGCGAACTGCGGGACGAGGTTCTTCGCGACGAGCTCGGATGCGCCGTCGATGATGGCGGACATGGCCGGGCCGATGTCGAGGCCGGCCGGGTTGTCGGCGACGTGCGACTCGGCCGCTGCAGCGAGGGCGGTGAAGACCTTGCCGTCGGCCCAGCGGGCGTAGTCCTCGGCGCCGGCGGTGAAGTACATCTCGAAGAAGTTCGAGTCCCCGAACACGCGGAGGTCCTGCAGCTCGCGTGCGATGTCGTGCGCCATGGCGTAGCGCTCAGCGGTCGCGGTGACCTTCTTGAGCTTCGGGACGTTCGACGGGACGGCCGACTTGTTACCGGCCCAGTCCCCACCCTGGGGCTTCACGTCCCACTGGAAGCCCTGGTACTGCAGGCTGGTCAGATCGGCGTGCTCGAACAGGGGCAGGTACTTCTGCTCGAAGGACTGACCGTCCCACACCTCGCCGATCCACTCGGGGAGCTGGATCCCGGTCGTGATACCGCCGGTGCCGTCGTACTTGACGTCGGACAGGGCGAAGAGGCCGGTGGCCTTCGCCATGTTCGACAGCGAGATCATGTCCTGGCCCTGGACCTCGCCCTTGTCGGCCGCGGCGAGGAGCGTGAAGAACTCCTTCTTGCCGACCTTCGGCTTCTCGGTGCCGCCCTTCTTGTGGGCGGTGAGGGTGTTCGGAACGCCCACGGGCTCCTCCTTGGGTTCGGCCGCGGGCTCTTCCGCGGGCTTGGCGATGGTCTCGGTCGAGACGGTCTTGACTTCGGTGACCGTGCCGTCGGCAGCGGTCTCGGTCTTCGTGGTGGTGGTCGTCACCGTGGACGAACCATCCGCGTTGACCACGGTCTTCGTCTCGGTGACGCCGTCCTTGTCGTCCGGGCTGACCGGCTCGACGGGCTCAGGGGTGTCAGCGGCAGCTGCGAGGAGCGTCGCCGAGGGGAATGCAGGGGTCTTCACGAGGGCTCCTCCGAAGAGCTTTCCGCCGACTGCCTTTCCCGCCTTGATCGCGACGTTCGCGACCTCCGCGGACAGGTGCTTGCGCTTGCCGGCCTTGATGTCGGCGAGGGCGGCGTCGCCGTCCGCACCCGGGGCGATGGAGAACGTCGCGACGATGCCCTCCGGGGTCTCGTTCACCGTGGTTGCGCGGCCGATGACGTCCTCGCGGACGTGCTCGACGTTGAAGCCCACGACGGACGGGTCCGGCAGCGTGAACGCGCCGGTGCCGACGGTGAAGCGGCCGAGGTTCGACCGGCACTCTTCGCCGTACGGGACGAGCAGGCCGGTCACAGTGCGGTCCGTGTCGGACGCCGTAAGCGTGCCTGCGTCGATGATGATCTCGGGCATGGGTCAGTCCTCCGCGGTGATGCCAGTCGGGCTCGGGCTGAGCGCGTACGACTCGGACCGATCGAAACGGACCCGCTGACCACGAGGCACGACGCCATCCATCGACAGTGCCGCCTCGATCGGCGTGGTCCAGAAAGGGATCGACTCCTCCTGGAACCGGTTTCGGTTCCCTTCTTGCGTTTGGTACGTCAGGGACGCCTCCGCGAGGGAGCCGTCCATCATCGACGTCGGTACGTTCAGGAAGGAGCCGATGTCTGTGCGGATCGCGTTGCGACCCTCGGTGTAGAGGTCTGCCTTCACTTCGCCGTGAGTGACGACCTCCATACCGGGCGGTGTCCACGAGACAGCGCCGTTGACGCCGGTGCGGGCGGTGGCCCAGGTCTTCACGTGGTCCTTGATCTCCTCGGCGTCGAGCTGGGAGTCGTCGGTGACCTTCAGCTCGATGAGCGGGATCGGGTTCCGCATGCGGCCGACCCATGCCTCCTCGGTGGACAGCGCACCCCGGATCGTCCTCGCGCCGACGTTCAGCAGACCGTCGAACGGCGCGTTGATCAGGATGTAGTCGTTCTCACCGAGCTCGACCCACTCAGCCCCGGCTGACACGCGAGCCTCGACAGCACCTTGGTTCGTGATGTGCCAGTCAGCCCGCGGGTGCCACCGCGCGTCCAGCGGAAGGCCGTTGGCCCCGTTGTCGCGGAGCCACAGTGCGACCCCGTGGAAGATCAGGTCGTCGACGGTCCACGCGGTCCGTTCCTCCGGCGTCACAGGCCCGTTGGTGCGGTACGCCCACGTCGGCTGATCGGCGAGCGGACCAGTCGCATCGAGGACTCGCAGCGGGTAGCGCTGGATCGCACCGACGAGGAGGTTCCGAGCTCGGGCCACCGCTGGCACGGTCATCGCGACTCCGCGCTCGAGCGGCAGGTTGTTCGCAAGCTCCGGGCCCCAGATCTCCGCCAGCGTGATCTGTGAGATTCCGCCTGTCGGCTGCCACGTCGACGAAAGCGTCACGTCGACCGGTTTGAGGTCAACGCGCTTGAGGCCGAGAGCAGAGAGGAGTCCCATCCCCTAAATTGTACGTCATACAAGTCGGATAGGCAACGACGTTGTACAACTACGCTGCAAATGCTCCGGCTCGCTTCCGCCGCGGGTTCTCGTCCGCCCACCGCAGCGCCAAGGCGACACCCTCGGCCGCGATGATCGACTGGCCGTACTCCTCACGTCCGAACGCCCAGCCGTTCGCCTTCGTCGACTCCCGCTTCGTCACGAGACGGATCGACTCCGTCAGGTCCTCCTGCGCCCAGTGCGCGAGGTTCCCATCGTCGGCTTCCTTCTTCATCAAGGCCGCTGCAGTCTTCACGTCAGCCCACGTCTGACCGGCGACCAGCGGGCGCGGACGCATCCGCTGCGTGACCTCCACCTCGACCGTCGTCGGACCCGGCTGCGTGTCGTAGATGATCGGCGTACGCAGCTTCGACGACAGCTCCTTCGCCCGGGCTGCCAGCCACTTCGTGCCCTGCCGGTAGTCGACCAGCAGCAGGCACGCTCGCCCGAGATCGTCGCGCCAAGCTGCAGTGATCGCAGAGCACGACTGATCCGGGTGCACGACGACAGCGAGGCCAACGGCACGGTCGGTCGGCATCTCGGGCAGGTCACCCTCGATCGCCGCGGCGTCCCACTTCTCCATGTCGAAGAAGGTGGCGACGGCACCGACCCGCCCGAAGATCGACAGGTACTCCTCCGCGAACTGCCGCCTGGTGAGCTTCGCCCACCGCTTGCGGACGACCTCGAGCGTGGTGAGTGTGCCGATGCCCGGGTGAGCGGCGAGCGCCATCCGTTCGACGTTCTCCCACTCGTCGAGGTCCGCGAGGTCCGTATCGTCCGGCGCCGCGTACTCGAGGATCGCGGCGTCACCCGCGCGACCGTCGACCAGGGTGTCCCAGAGCAGGTTCCCATCGCGGAACTTCGCGGCCGTCCCCGCGACGACGAGCTGCGCGTCAAGGCGGGTGTCCATCGTCGCCAGTGCGCCGGCCATCAGGTCCTCGGTCATCTCCGGCGACGCCTCGCCCGCTTCGTCGAGGATGATCAGGTCGAACGCGTCTGACCGGAACGACTCCCCCTGCGGCGGGAGCACCTGGAAGATCGACCCGTTGTCGAACTCGATGCGCTCCGAGCCACCCGCCTTCCGGATCTTGAACGGTGCGTCCCGCATGTCCGGGTACAGCCGCTCGAGGACTGGGACGATGTCCTTCCGGAAACGGTCCCGAGCCTTCGTGCCCGTCGTGCACGTCGTGTAGCCGACGAAGTACTCCTCCCGGGCGGCACACCGGCCGAGCGCGAGCGCGAACAGCGTCGTCGTCTTCGTCGAACGGCGCGGCAGCAGCACCGCGACCGTGTCCACCGGCTCGTTGCAGACGTCCGCGAGACGCATCTGCTGCGGCTTCAACTCCTTCCGCCCGCCGTAGACCCCCATGAGCCGAGCGCCTTCTAGGAACTCCTCACGAAGCGCCGGATCCGCGTTCAGTTTCGACTGATGAAGCGGGGGGATGCCGGAGTCTCGACTGATGTCCCACGCCTCGGATAGAAAATCGTTGCTGCCGAGGCGGGGGGTTGCGCCGGGTTCTGTCAAAGAAGCGTCGGTCACCATGACGGGAGTCTCCTGATCTTCTTGTGGAGGGCGAGCTGCTTGGCGCGTCCTTCCTTGCCGCCGTCGGATCGGTTGCATCTCACGTGGGCTGCGCCGAGGTTGTTGGGGTCGTCGGATCCGCCGGCTGTGACGCTGACGATGTGGCCGATGTCCCACTGCTGGTCTGGTGTCACGTTCTTCCCGCATCGGTTGATGCATGGTGCGGGCAGGGTGGCGGCGATGCGTGGGCGCATCTGGCGTTGCACCTTGGACCAGGCTGCGGTCCGGTGGTGCGCGGTCATGAGGCCAGTCCTTCTTCCGGGACGTACGCGTACCCGTCGCCTCGCTTGATGCGGCCCACGGTCTGCCAGCTGCACCCGACGGCGGCTGCGATGTCGGCGTACGTCTGCCCGGTGTTGAGTCGTGCGCGGATGTCGTGCACCTGCTGGTCGGTGAGGGCGTGGTTCGCGAGGCGCCCACGCTCCTTGCGGTTGCTGGGCTTGATGACCTGCCCGTTGGCTGCGTCGAGGAAGTCGACGAGGTAGCTGACGTCTTCCCGGTAGTTGACGAGCACGAACTGCAAGTACCGATCGATGGTCGCGGTGTAGGTACACCGGGCCCACACCTTGGCGTGCTCGTCGTTCCACTCGACGGGTGTGGGGTGCGCGATCGGCTGCGCGCGATCGACGATGGTGAGTGCGCCGGCGAGGACACGGTCCGTGGCCTGCCTGAGGTACTTCCGGACGGTCTGCTGCTCGAAGCCGACGAGGTGCCCGATGTCGGGCAGGCTCTTCGTCTCGTAGTACCTGAGAGCGAGTAGCAACTGGTGCAGCTGCGGGAGTGTGGACACGACGTCGACGAGCTGCTGATGAACGGTAGACAGGTGCTGTGCGGCTGCGAGCTTGGCGTGCATCCACGCGAGGGATGGCGTTTCCTCGAGGTCCTCGATGCTGGGGTCGAAGCGGAGGTTGCGCTGCAGGTAGTCGCTGAGGGACCAGTTCAGTCGGCGCCGTGCGAGCGCCCAGAGCAGCCGCTTGTCGGTGGGTACCGCGCCCATGCGTTCGACGACGCTCTCGAACTCGTCACGGGCGAACCGGATGAGCGTCTCGATCGCTGCGGACTGCAGGTCATGAACGGTGACGTTGGTGCCGTGCACCTTCCGGTACCACTCGTTGACGACGTACCCCTGCGCGTAGTGCCAGAACTCGAGGATGTAGTCCTCCGAGCTCCACCCGTGGACTGGCGACATGAAGTCGATGCGCTCGCTTCGTGTCGTGATGCTCGTGAGCGTCATGATGCGGTCCTCATCCGTGCGTCTTCATGTACTTCGTCGTCCGTCTCGCAGATCGTCAGCGCCGCGTCCGCCGGCATCGGCATCAGGCACACCTCGCAGACAGGACCACGGTGAATCGGCACGACCTTCCAGTCGGTTGTCGGCTTCACCAGCACTTCACCCGTCCCGGCCCGTCCCGTCCCGTCCCCGTGGGTTAGCTGCGGGGTATCCGACCTGGGTTTCCCGTCGAACCGTTCGCGGGTCTGCTTCGCGGGACGTCCCCCCTTCGATCCGTTGGTGCGTGCTCGCTCCTGACGCGCGATGACTTTCTCTCGCGGCTCCTGGTAGCCGGCGTGGTGACGGATGATCCACACCTCACCTCCGTCGGACCACCAGCCGCCTGCCACCAGCTCGCCGACTGCGTCTGGGTGCTTGGCGAAGCGACGCACGTCTTCCTTCGGGATCACGTTGTCGAGCAGCTTCCGGTTTGACCAGATGAGTCCTTCGGTGTGCAGCCGGTACGCCTTGTCCGACAGCGACCAGGTGTCGTCGGTGAAGTCGTCCGAGATCTTGGTCCAGGTCATCGCCACCTCCTCGGGTGGAGGGCCAGGGGTACTCAGATCCTGAGTACCCCTGGCCGGGTGGGTCAGGACGGAATGTCGAGGGTGGGTGGCAGGGACTCGTCAGGGGTGGGCGTGGCTTGCCCTCCCTTCCGCGCCTCATCGAGGGTGGCCTGTACCGCGTCGAGAACGGTCCCCGCGGGTCGGTCTGCTGGCTCAGCGTCGTAGTCGTTGCCGTGCTCGTCCCAGTTACCGATGGCATACCGGAACTCCTCGGCGATCTCCTCGAACACGATGTCCGCGAGCGACCGGACGTTCATGCCGTGGACGTCGTGGTAGGCGTGGAGCTTGCGGAGGATCTCGATGAGAACGTTCCCGAATGGCTGCGCATCGTCGAACTCGTTGTAGAAGCGGTCCTGCTTGACGATCGCGGCGAGCATCTGGAACTTCGTGACATCGCTCATCAGTGCACCTCGGCGTTCAGGTTGCGGATGATGTTGCGTGCTTCGATCCACGCGTCGTAGAAGCCAGCGACCTTGTTCGCGGTCAGGTGCTCGTCGTCGTCCACGAGACGGCCGTAGACCTTCCACTCGCCGTCCCCGTTGAATCGCTCAGCGGTCACGTGCCACTCATCGCCACTGCGGTAGAACGCGGTGTGCCAGCCCCGGTCCTCTCCGGAACCGGTGTCGTCGGCGGTGTGGCGTTCACCGGTGCATCCGGCCAGCTCGAGCGGGCAGCGGATGTCGGTTGCGGGTGCTACGGTTTCGATGTTCATGAGGGCTCCAGCTGGGTTGTTGTGGACACTGCCGTCATCGAGTTGCACCTCGGTGGCGGCTTCTTCGTTGTGGTGGGTCATCGGTCTGCTTCCTTCGCGTCGGCGGCGGCGCGTGCGGCTTCTCGGCGCCCGTACCACTGACGCCAGTACGCCGTGTACTCGGGCAGCAGGTACCCCGGGATGCTGCCGCTGACGTTCGGTTCCTTCGGCGTGATCATCAGGACGCTTCCGCGAAGAGGTTCGCGTAGAACGCGTCGATGCTCTCCTGGGTGATGAACCGACGAGCTCCGATCACGACTAGAGGGATCGGGCAGTCCTTCTTGCGGAGCCAGTACCGCATCGCGTCCTGGGACTTGCGGAACTGCGGTGCGGCCTCCGCGATGGTGAGCAGGGTGGGCATGAGGTCTCCATTCACATCTGCGTGCCGAGCCAGCCTCGGCTACTGATTGCAGCGTATCATGCGGATTGGCGTATGGCGGCATGGACGCATACGCATTTTCGTGGGATGCTCGCCGTGTGGTTGAGAAGACAGATGACCTGCTGCCGGAAGAACGGAAGTTCGCGGAGGAGGTAGCCCGGTTGCGGAAAGAGCACGGGTGGACGCAAGCGCAAATGGCCGAGGTTCTTGTGGGGTACGGCGTCTCCTACATGACGCAGAGCACGGTGTCGCGCGTCGAGAAGCTCCAGCGGCCGGCTCGTCTCGGTGAGGGTCAGGCCTGGGCGAAAGCGTTCAACCGCCCGGCCCTGCGGATGATGCACCCGACGCCAGTCGATGAATTGATCGAGTCCGCCGAGTGGAACCTAGGACTGATGCGTCATGCATGGTCCTCGCTCGACGCTGAGCTGAGGCGATACGCCCGGGTACGTGGCGACCTGGACGGCACGATCGAAGAGCTTCGTGAGGACTCTCGTACGTCCGGAATCGACGAGGATCGTGCATCCGAACTTCGTGACATCGCCGGGCATCTTGATGAGTACCGACGCCGCGAGCGGGATCTGCACGTTCGCTTGGCGGAGTACGCGAAGGAGGAGTCGCAGGATGGCTAGCATTCGGCAGCGCCCGAACGGCCCTTGGCGTGCCCGCTACCGCGACGACGAGGGGAAGGAGCATGCAAAGCACTTCCCGCGGAAGCGCGACGCGCAGGACTGGCTCGACCAGGTCGCGTCCTCGGTCATCACGGGCACGTACGTGGACCCGAAGACGTCGAAGACGACGCTGCGCTCGTACTACGACGACTGGGCGCCTCGGCAGATTTGGGCTTCATCGACCCGCGACTCGTACAACATCACGATGAACGACTGCACGTTCGCGAACGTCGAAGTCGGGAAGCTGCGCCGCTCACACGTTGAGGCGTGGGTCAAGCACATGCAGAGCCGCCTCGCTGCCGGCACAACAAAGACCCGCATGGGCAACGTGCGCACCGTGATCCGCGCCGCGATGGCCGACCGGGTCCTGACCGTTGATCCGTCGATCGGTGTTCGACTCCCCCGCACGCGTCGCGCTGAGGTGGCGATGGTGATCCCGGCACCGGAGCAGGTCGGTGCGATCGTGAACGCGGCCGAGGTGTGGTTCCGCCCGTTCGTCGCGCTCGCGGCGTTCGCTGGGCTGCGCATCGGCGAGGTCGCCGGCGTCCAGCAGAACGACATCGCGTTCCTGAAGCGGACCCTGCAGGTCTCTCGTCAGGTGCAGAAGGAGCCGGGGCGGCTGTCGGTGATTCCGCCTAAGCACGGCAGCGAGCGAGTGGTGTACCTACCCGACGACCTCGTGACGATGCTTTCAGAACACGTGGCAACCATTGGCGTTCATGGCGACGAGGGCTGGCTACTGCCCGGTCGCCCACCGAACCCAGACTCGCTGCGTTGGCACTGGAACAAGACGCTCGAGGCCGCGGGAGTGAGCGGTTTCACGCCTCACGATCTGCGGCACTACTACGCCTCCGGGCTCATCGCTCACGGCGCCGACGTCGTGACGGTGCAGCGCGCCCTCGGCCACGCGAAAGCGTCGACGACACTGAACACCTACAGCCATCTGTGGGGAACAGCAGAGGACGTCACCCGGGCCGCTGCTGCGGACCTGATGACGTCCTCCATGATTCCTGCGGACTCCTCGCGGACTCCGGGCGTCCAAACCGCCTAG